ATACCTGATGCAGTCCGGGTTGTGTTCCTGGCCGGGTGTGTATGCGGCCCACACCGCGTCCTGCAACGGTTTCGGCACCATCCGCCAGTGACGGGCGCACATGAGCAGGCCGCGCGACACCGGTGTCTTGCAGCCGTCGGCGTGGCAGGTGTGAGCGGCCATCAGCTTCCCCCTTCTGTCAGCACCCCAGCCAGCGAAGACAAGCCAGCAAGAGCAGAGCGGTAGTCAGGGCACGGCCACTCGTATTCGAGGCAGTAGCGGCACTGCGGATCGTCGCGCTTCGTGTTCTCGTAATGCCGCGCCAACGTCGCTTCCAGCCCGTCGATGATGGTGCGGATGGCGGCACACCAGCCCAGCACACGGTCAGGAGACCAGAACGCGACTAGCTCGGCTTCGGGCACAGTTACCGCCGCTGTCACACGGCGTAGACCGCCAGCGGTGAACCAATGGACGCCGGGGTATGTCGCGTCTCGTGCTTGTTGTTCGAGCCGGTCCAGCCCTGCACGCAAACCAGCAACATCAGGATCAGTCACAACATCACCCGCCGAAACCGAAGCGAGTTGTGCAGCTCGACGTATTCGGCGCACGCGCCGCACATCGTCAGCAGCTTCTCCGACTCCATCTCGCGGAAAAGATAGGCGCCGGTGCCGAACGAGCTGTCACCCCGACAGTTCGATATCTGGCAGTGGTCGACCGGATATGGCGGGACGAGCTTTCCGAACTCGGCGCTGGTCAAGCTGCTGTCTGTGGTGTCCACTGTCCTCACGCCCATTCCACCGGCAGGCCGAGCGCTTCGGCGACCTCGGCGTAGTCCTCTTCGGGATGCTGCTCGTCCATCCAGCCGAACCACACCAGCGTCCGGTTCTTGTCGATGCGGCCGACGTTGAAATCGTCCGAGTCGTACGCCTTGAGCCCAGCACGGATGGCCTGCTGGCGCGTCGCGTAGAGGCCGCCGTTCCAGCAGTAGTTGGTGGTGAAGCCGTCACGCTCGTTGCCGACGACGTGACCACAGGTCCAGAACCACGCGCCTGTGGTGTCCACTGCCCTCACCGGCCAGACCCGGACAACCGCTCAGAGAGCTTGCGTTGCGCGGCACGGAGGTATTCGGCTGCTTCCCGTAACCCCAGCTGCCGGTACTCCTCCAGCAGCGGGGCAAGACGCAGACGGTCCTCCGTCGGGAGGCTGTTGAAGTAGTCGCTCGCGTCGCTCATGTCTGCTGTCCAGACCCAGACCCAATCGGAGACGACGAGCAGCCGCATTCGTCACGCACATCCGGCAACGGACGCCCCTCGATGGCCGCGTCCATCTCCGCGGAGGTCACGTCGCCGAGACGTCGGCCGCAGCCGTTGCAGGCGCGTTTCATCGTGATGCGCCGACCGCCATCGGGGAGTTGTTCTTCGGGCGTCCACGGCCTTGACTGCTGCTCAGCCATCGTGTCTCCGTTCCTGGTTTCGGGTGTGTGGCCCACGGTCATGCGGCACGCTCCGCTAGATGCACGGCAAGTTCTGAGCCGATGAACTCCGTATAAACGGGGGGGATGGCTTCGGCCAATTCGGGCCGGGTCATCCAGTCGATGCCCATCACCTGCCGGGCATGGGCCAGGTTCCGCGGCTTGCGGTGGATGCCACCGGTGCCGTGACGTGGACCCGGAGCAGGACCACCCGTGCCCGTCACGTCGATCGGTTCAGGCTGTAGATGATGGGCGCACGGAGGCGGGAACAGCATCGGCCAGGACAGCTCGAACAGGCGATGCCGACGCACACCCAGACCGAACGACGAACCACACAGCCGCACCCAGTTGTGCAGGTCCCGGCGGGCGCCTTCGACGTTCTCGATGACGTACGGACGGCCCAGCTCGACCAGCAGCTCACGTACCGGGGCGATGAGCCGCGGGTAGGTCGCCGTATGAAGGCTGGCCGTGACCGAATAGTCCTGGCACGGCGGGGACGAGTGGATGGCGTCGTACTCGCTGCCATACGCGGCTAGGTACTCAAGCGCGTCAGCCTGAATGAACTCGAACGGATAGTGGGGCTGCGGTGCAAGGTCCACGCCGGTCACGTCGAACCCTGCCCGCCGGTAGCCCATGCCTGCCCCACCGGCGCCGCAGAACAAGTCGAGGAGCCGTGGCCGGGTCACGGCTGCTCCTTTTCGGGTGTGTGGCTTGTTGACGGCGCAGAACTGACAGTCACGCGGCACCAGCCTCAGCGGAATCGGATTCGGCGCGGCAAGCTGCGTGCTGTTCATCCCAAGCAACGAGCAGGGCCACGACGTCTCGGCCTTCCAGCACGATGGACTCGCCGCAGACCAGGCACGTCTCGGTGATCTTCACGCGGCACCAGCCTGAGACAGCAACCCGGCAGCGATCAGCCGCTTCTCGTGAATGACCGTCACAGGCTTGCCCGTCGCCGTGTTCGTGCAGGCAGCGCCCACCGTCGCCTTGCACCACGGGCAGGGATACTTGCGGGCCTTGCGGCGAAGCTCATCATCGGTCTTCGGATGCGGCGACGGCTCGGACGGAATCCGGCCCACCTGCTCCACCAGCCGGGCGATCTCGGCCTTACGTGCCGCAGCCACCTCCGGGTCAGGCTCAACCTTTGGAGCCGCTTCGATGGCACGCAGATGGGCTTCGTACTGCTCGCGGCCGGACTGCTCGTTGCGCTGACGGATCAGGTCGCGGGCGATCTCTCGGACGGTGACGGGCATGAGCCATTCACGCGAGCGGCGGAAATGAATCTTCACCGCGTCGAGGCAGTCGCCGAGCTCGAAACCGTCGAGCGCATCCGCCCAGGCGCGGGCTGTCATCTCGTCGAAGTTGCGGTTGTCGTAGACCTGGGCGAGCAGCAGAACCTTCGCTGCGTCTTCGGGTGTCATGCGATCTCACCTCGGGGTTCGTTGCGCAGGTTGTGGATGACGGCGAGGCCGTTGCGGCGCTTCTCGTGCAGCGGATTCGATGCGGGAGCACGGGGCCGGATGCCGTCGAGTTCGATGCGCAGGCTGTCGAAGGTGACCGACCGGTTGTCGCCGGCGAGGCGCAGGACGGCGTCGAGGATGGCTTGGTCGGTCCAGGATTCTGTTTTGATCGCTTTTTTGACGATGGCGCAGACTGCGGGCCATTTACACATGCCTTTTACGGCTTGGTGGTAGCCGTTAGCGATTGCCGATGCGCGTTCGTGGAGTGATGCGTCGGGCGCGGCGAACGCCGGCACCGGAGGTGAGTGGCTAGGGGAAGGGGCTGGGGTAGGGGAACCCCCGCCCGCGCTACGCGGAGCCTTCCCGTTGGGTATCGGGGAGCCTTCGCCAGGGGTATCGGGTGGGGTATCCGGCGGGTCGGGTTCCGAGTCGCTAAGGCTTTCCACCAGCGCGTTCCGGTCGGCAACGGTCTCATCGCTTGTGATCGACAGCGCTCGGAGTTCTGCGACCAGCGCCCGGCGAAGTTTCCGTGACGACAGCAGCTCCGCTTCGGCCTTCGCCGCCTTGAAGACCTTCGGCTGCCGGTACACGTTGTCGTTCCGAATTAGCGTCCGAACGAGCAATTCCTCGGTCTTTCCATCAATCAGAATGAACCGATGCTGCTCGCATTCTCGGAGCGCGGCAATCATGTCCTGTTCGGACGTATCCGGGGCTTTCGACGCCCAGCGGCGGACGGTGAGCGGGATCGTCCCGGCATGGGTGAGGTTCGGCTGTGAGAGCAGCAGCATGTAGACGCGTTGTGCCGCGCTCGACATGGCTAGGAACTCGGGATCGGCCCAGATCCGAGCTAGGAGACGGCCGTGTGATCGGGCCATCAGATGTTCGCCGTGTTCGTCGGCGTGGACCCGGTGCCTGACGGGTCGACATGTGCTGTCATGCTGTTGTAGCTCCTGCTCGGTCGCTTCGAGTGGGGGCAGGCCCGGGAGTGTTGACCGCACTTCCGGGCCACTGTTCTTTTGTGCCCTTCATCGTCGCACCATTCAGCTCACGTAGCCGCATCCGCCATGCCGTGTCGTAAATGTTTCGGACGTCGGAAAGCGCCCAGCTTTCGGCGGTCCACCAGCCGCCGTTTTTCCGGTCGTACTGCTGTCGGGCTGCTTCGATGCCGAGGTTCCATGCGGCCCATTCGGCGCTGTGATGCTCGACGCTGCGGGCCAGGGGAGTCATGACGCCGCCTGCGCACGCCGCCGACGCCGATATTCGGTGTTCCACACCCGGTTAGCTGTGACGCATTCCGGCCGTTCACAACGGTGCGGCTCAGACCCTGCGCCATGCTCCCGTGGGGACTGCAACTGCACCACACCCGAGGCGATGAGCCGGACCGTTTCGATCAGCACCTGACGGCATTCGATCGGCGTCAGGCCATAGACCGCCTGCTCCATCCGGGGGCCGGTTTGCTGGGTGAGGCCGTCTGCGACCAGCTGCCGGGCGATACGCCGGCAGCGGCGGGGACTCCACTCGTCGATGACGTTCATGCGGCGCTCACCCGGTCGGCGGTCCACGGACGGCGGGGCAACTGCCGCACATACTTTTGCCGGCGTCCCGTCAACTGCCAGAACACCATCCGTAGCCCTTCACGGCAGGCCACAACAGGGACCATGCCGTGACGCAAACAGACGTCGAGGAAGTCGTTCCATTCGGTCACGTCGACCTTGCCGGAAATCTTCGCCTGAACCGCGACGGTTTCCCCGACTTTGTGGGCGATGAGGTCGACGGGGCCGTGTGAGCCGCGGGACTCGACGACGAAGTAGCCTTCGTCGCGTAGATGCGCAGAGACGCGGCGCTCGAAATGGTAGCCCTTCGCGTACTGGGTCACCATGCCCCCTCGGATTCCAACATGTCGAAGTAGTCCTGAATCGACACGTGCTCGGGGCAGCCCTCGCGACGCCAGTATTCGACCGCTAACGGCAGGCGTAGCTCTTCGGGCAGCGGATGGTCGGAAAAATAGAAGTCACAGCCGTAACCGACGTCATAGAGCCATGCAGCAACCTGATGCGCGAGTGTTGGCAACACATCGGCGCTGACTGTCCCGCTCACTGTTCACCGCCGTCTAACGGCTTGGCTTCCTCAATGACCGAAAGCACCCGTGACTGCCACGCCTCGCCGACACCCACCGCATCCGAAACCATGTCGTAGACCCGGCCGAGAATCCGGTGAAGCTCGGCGTTCTCCTGCTCGAGCGCGACGGCCCAGGCTCGAGCCGATTCCAATTCGGGCAGTCGCGGGTGCTTTCTCTGCTCATCGAAGCAAGGCTCGAAAACGCCGAACGGGACAGCTCCCATCATTACTGCCCACTGTTCGGGTAGGCGAGGGTTTCGTCATCCCCACCTACTGCAAGACGCGGCACCGTAAGCCAGCCGTCAGAGCAGGGATGGCCCAACACCGCTGCCAGCTGACGGCGCAACATGCGGCACTGCCCGTCAGACACATCACGGGCATGCGTCATCGTCGACAGGGCGGTTTCGGTTTGGATGAGCCTTCGGCGCAGCATCGCGTTCTCGGCGTTCATGTGCTGGGCCAGCCGGACAAGGAAACGGATCATGCGGCACGCTCCGAGGTGAGAAGCACACGACTTCCGTCGGCGTAAAGAACCGGAATGGACTCAGGGCCATCGCCGTAGCGGGAGACGGCCCAGCCGTTTGCTTCGGCGGTCGTGATGTCGCCGTGAATCCGCTCGAGATGGCACTTTGGATGGACGGCAATCAGGTTGTGCAGGTCGTCCTTTCCGCCCCGCGAACGGAATCGGCGGTGATGGCACTCCCACCACGAAGGGTCAAGTGCGCCGCCGCAGACAACACAGCAGCCGCAGTCACGGACCCACACCAGCCGCTTGATGACGGGCGGAATGAGGTGGCGCTTCATGACCGCGCCTTACGCACGCTGACGTACGAGTAGCCGGACTTCGTCTTTGTCGGAAGCTCGTCGTCGATGACGAAGCGGTACGCCTCGCGGATGCGTTCGTCGTCGGGAACCTCGGACGGGGCGACCGTCACCTGCGTAACCGCGAAACCGTCAGCGATACCGGCCACGCCAGCCAGGGCGTGCTCCGCGGCCTTCTTGCGTTCGTTCGCTTCCTTCACATCGGCGCGGGCCTCGCGTAGACCCTCCACCGCTGCCAAGACTGCCGGGTCGTCGAGCTCAGGCAGACCGTCGCCGACCGTCCGACCGGGACACCCACCTTCGCCGTGGAAGCGGCAGAACTTCTCACACCAGGAGACGTCCATGCCGGGCTCAGGAGGGTCGGTCTGCTCGGCCAGCTCGAGGACACGAGCCACGGCACGCTCGGCGATCTCCGGGTTGTAGGGCTCTTCCCAGACCGTGATTTCGTCGGATGAGTCGATGGCGTAGGCGACGATTCGCACCGTGTGGACGTCGTGGCCCTTTTCGGCCAGCGCCCTGGCGTACCCATGCACCTGCGTGCGCCAAGCTTGTGACGGGCCGTGCAGGCGCAGCGAACGCACCTTCTCGGCAAGCGCTGACTTGGTGTCCTCGACGACCCCGTCCCGGTAGGCGTCGACATGGCCGGGGATGCCGCCGTACTCGACTTCGAACTCCACCTGATAGCCGAGGGATTCGAGGAACGGCTCGAGCTCGGCGTGGACTCCGGTGCCGCGAAGCGCTGCCAGGACGTGCTGCTTGGTCAGGTTGGGTGAGGGAACACCGTGGAGCCGATTCCACACGTAGCGGCTGCAGGAGTGCCCGATTTCGGACCAGCCCAGCTCGGACTGCTGCGACCGCTGGGACGTCGAAGCCCACTCACGTAGGTCAGCGAGCCGCTCGGCTGCTATGTCGTCGCGGATCACGACACACCTGCCAGTTGGGCGTCAGCCCGCAGGCCCGCGTTCAGCGACCGGGCCAACTCCACCTGCGTGTACCGGACCCGCAGCTCTTCCTTCGCCTTGCGAATTGCCGACTCGGCCACCTCGAGGTCCAGCCATTCGGTGTACGTGGCTTGGCTGACCCGCGCATCCCGTTCGGCCGCAAGAGCTTTCGACTCCCGCAGCTCATCGGCGACAGTGAGCACGGCAATGGCTCGAGCGCGTTCGTAGCGGGACTTCGCTCGCACGTAGGCGTCCTCGGCCTCGCGCAGCTGGTCGGCTCCGGTGTCGAGCGCACGGGATAGCTGGATAAGTTTGAGCGCGATGTCATTCGGGGTCGGGAGGCCGGTCATGCCGCCCCGCGTTCGAGCATTTTCCCGTAGTCCTCGAGCTGGTCGCGGTTGGCATCACCAATCGGCAGCCCCTCGTTTATTCGGGCGAAATCTGCGGCCAGGTCGTCGACGGTCATTCCACGGGCTTGCGCTGCAGTCCAGACCCGAGCTTTGACGTCCTGAATGTCTGACAGTCGCGGCTGCGCCGGGACGTCATGTGCTGCGGTCAGGTCTTCCTTCGCCCATAGGTCGATGGCGACGCCGAAGCGCATGGCGGCGTTACGGATCGCGTCGCCGATGGCTTCCTTGACCGCGTTCGGGCCTTTCTTGCCACCCGAGTCGCCGTAGCCGAGCCGGGTCACCTCAGCGACCGTGAGCCGTATCCACAAGCCGCCGTTCTCGTCGAGCCGGGGCAGCCCGCGCTCATCGAACGCGACGGGCTCCCACGTCCAGCCTGGGTCGACCTGCAGCAGCCGGTCGGTGGTCGCAGCGTGACCCACATAGGACAGATAGGTGCCACCCTTGGGGAGACGCCCAATCTGCTCAGGCGCAAAGGGTGCCCGCAGCTTGGCTGCTTGTTCGGGGGTCATCGCTCTGGCCCAAGGTGCAGCGCCAGCCAGACGATGAGCAGGCAGGTGAGGACAATGCCGAAGGCGGTCACGTTGTCGCCGCCCACGGTGCGCGGATGGAACGGATCTGCGTCCGGTTCAAATGGGCATGGCCGGCAGCCCGCACGTTTTCCCACGGGATACCGACCGTCGTCCAGCCGCAGGCGCATTCACAGGCTGGGAGGCTGGTTTGACGGTCTTTGCCGGCCCAGCAGGTGTGACCGCCGCAGGTGCCGAGGTAGAAGGACAGGAGCAGCGTTTGCGGGCCGGTCATGATGCGGCCACCTCGATCGCTAAGAAGTCGGATCGTGCCGCTGCCTTGATTTGGTCCCACATGGCGCTGTTAGCGAGTTCATGCGTCCAGACAGGACGGTCGAGGATCTTCTCGATGTAGCGGTGCATCTCGGCGAAGTCGCCGATGAGGATGCCGGTATATGCCGCGACCACAGCGGCTTCGTGTCGGGTCATGACGCCTCGCTCAGACAAGGCGTGTCATGTGCCGTACCGGTAGGGCCAGACCACGAACCCGGCGCAGACTGCACCGTCTCCGCGCCGCAGACAGTGCAGAACCAGCGCTGCACGTCGATGAGGCCGAGACTGCCGTGCGCCGTCGACATGTCGGGTTCGAGCTGATGGCCTTGCCGCCAGGCCGGGTCAAGCCATACGGGGGTTCGGTCGTAGATGCCCCAGGTTTGGCGTGCAGGCTGGCTCATGCGACACGCTCGGAGTAGGTCTCGTCGAGCAGGTGCTTGAAGTTGGCGATGGCCGTGTCACGGTCTATCTCGTCATAGACGGCCTCGCCGAACTTGGCACAAGAAACCCCGAGCGCCGCGGCTGCGGCCTTGGTTCCGCTCCACGTACCGGCTAGCGTTTCCAACTTCTCTTGTTCGTACTCACTGTTGATGCCGTACGCGAAGAAGTTGACCCACCCTGCGATACAGCCAACGGTGCCGCACTCGTTCATCTCAAGGGACTGGTCGTGTGTCTCGGGGTAGGTGAGCACGTGCTCGATGACTGCTTCGCCGAGTGCTCGGCCCGTCAGACCCGTTACCTTGTCCATGTGCCGTCCTTTCGATGGTTGGGGCGGTGCGGCGGCGTCGAGCTGGACCCTCGGCGCCGCAACTTGCGTCAGATGGCAGGAAGTTGTTGGCCGCGGAGAAGGTGGCCGCAAAGGGTGATGAGGCCGTAGCCCGCGAGGAAGCCGCCGGTGAGACCAAGCAGGCCGTAGCCGACGTACCAGGCCATCGCGACCCTCATGGCCGGATCTCGATTCGGCGAAGGTCGCAGCGGAGCTGCCACCCCATCACCAGGCCGCCGAAGGCTGCGATGCCGATCTGCACCCAGTGGCGGTTGCCAACGGCCGCGACCAGGTAGCCGAGGAAATAGCCGAGAAGTATGAAGTCCCAGGCGAGGCGGCGCAGCAGCTTTTCGGCGGGGTGCATGGTGCTCTTCACCGCACGGCCCGCTTACGGAGTTCGGCTTCCCATGCCCGTTCGTCGTCGGAACGCCAGGCTGTGTCATGCCACGCCTGCCGGACCTGACGGACCGCATAGGCGGCGGCGACACCGAGCAGGAGAATGCAGGTTCCCGACAGAGCCCAGACGGTCAACGCCCACCAAAGCCAAGACCAGGCAGCGCCGCTCATGACGCACGGCGCCTGACGGGACGCAGCCGACGGTGGCCGCCTTCGGCGATCGACTCGATGTAGTCGTCGAGCCAGTCACGGCGTACCACACGACGGCCTGCGATCTTCGCCGACCGGATCGTCCCAGCCGTCAGCAGATCCTTGATGGTCCGCGGTGACCGGTGGGTGATCTCGGCAACCTGAGCATCAGTCAGGTACTCGTAGCTCACGCTGCACGCTCCTTGCGTTCACGACCTGCAACAGACTGTCCAGGAGACTGAGACAGCTCAGTTACAAAAAGATCGGTCACGTCGACCTCGAGCGCCTTCGCCAGCAGTACAGCCGAATCGGCCGACAGCGAGTTCTTCCGGCCCTTGATCAGATGGCTGATCATCGCGTGCGACTGCCAGCCGACTTCGGCTGCGATCTGCCTGTGTGTCTTCCCGGACAGGGCTACGCACCGAGCGAGCGGCTTGCGTTTTGCCTCTGGCAGGTACACCCAGACCACCCTTCCGCTACCCCGATCTGCTCTTGGCACGGTAATCCTCCTGACTAGTCGGTGTCCAGCGTCGTGCGACAAAACTACGCGGCTAGGTAACCATCGGTCAAGAAATTACGTCGTTGTAGTTCCGCACGTCCTGGTCAAATGTGCTCTATGACGGTGGACAGATTGGTAGCCAGACGATGTCGGGCGATCCGGACATCGGCGTGTCGGAGGGGTAACCGTGCGGTTTAGGGGCTGGCAGCGGTGAAGGCTGACGATCACCCCGTGTCTCCACTAGCCGCTCTGATCGAGCGCGTCATCGCCGATGAGCGGGCGCGTGGCGACACCAAGTTCAACCAGTCGGACATCGCCCGACGCAGTGATGGGGAAGTCACCCGCGGGAACGTCAACCGCTATTTGAGAAAGCCGATGGGCGACCCTCCGCCGTTGGAGAAGCGCAGAGGGCTCGCGCTCGGCCTGCGGGTGCATCCCGTAGTCGTTGACCGGGCAGTGGCCGAGTCATTGGAGCTGATGGTCGAGCCGCAGTTTCAGTATGACTACCGGACCGATCCGCAGCTTGGCCCTGTCGAGCGGCAGCGGATCGACGCGTTCATCGAAGGGGTGCGCCGGTCGTCGCGGAGCAGGCGGTCCGGATGAACAGTCGTTCACTCTCCGCATCCGCTAAATGGCCCCTTGCGATCAAGCCGAGGGGTGTGCCCACTATTGCTCCCTCACGCGGTGCTTGCCCTAGGGCAACGATCTTAAAAGGGCGCGCAAATGGACAACGGGCTCAAAACGTCAGCCATCGTCTGTTGGGTTTTCGGGTGGGCTGCCGTCATCGCCCAAGCAGTGGATCAGTCTCTACATCTGGGGTTCATCGGGATCGGATTCTTCGCGCTCGCCGCCACATCGTCGCTGACCTACCTGTCACGGGACTTGTCGCGGCATACGCGCCGCGCCGTATACCGGCAGTTCAACGATGTGCCTTGTGCGCCAGGGGCTCGCAGCAACGTGCGGCAGCTTCACGGGTAGGCATCTGATGCCGTCCTTCCAAGAGCGCAACGGAAGGTGGCGCGCCGAAGTCGTCCGCAGGCCCCGCCGCTGGTCGCAAACGTTCAACACCAAAGCAGCGGCGAGAGCCTGGGCGCTCGACATTGAGGACATTGTCGACTCGGGTGGTGATCCAGACGCCCCACGCCCCGAAACGATCACAGTAGGGGAGTGGGAAAAGGTCTGGTGGAAAGCGCGGGTCACCGAAAAGACCACCCGCAAATCCAACCGGTCCCGCCTCGACTGCCACGTTCTGCCGGCGTGGAAGACGACCACCCTGGACCGGGTGACGCCGATGGCCGTTCAGGCATGGGTGCGCGACCTCGAACGCAAAAAGCTGGCCGCTGCAACGATCGCGTCCTGCCATCATCTGCTGTCGGGGATGATGGCCGCAGCGGTCCGCGAAGGCTACCTGCGGGCCAACCCGTGCGCCGAAACCCAACTCCCAAGGGTCGCACCGCACCGAGAAGTGTTCCTCACCCACGACGAGGTTCAACGGCTTCTTGACGTCCTCGAAGGCCAGAACCGGACCATCGTCCTTTGCCTGGTCCTGACAGGCATGCGGTGGGGTGAGATGGCCGGGCTGCGGATCTCCGAGCTCGACCTGCTCCGCAAACGCCTCGAGGTGATAAGGACGATGACCCGGTACGGGCCGAAGGACTATCCGAAGGGCGGCCGGCGCCGCACGTTGCCGATTCCCGTCGTCTTGGTCGATGCGCTCGCAGCTCATCTCGTCGGCCGCAGGGACCGGAGCCAGCTTGTGTTCACCGCGGCCCGTGGCGGCCCCCTGGACGACACGAAATGGCGTCCGAGGGTGTGGACTAAGGCCGTGACCAAAGCGGGCTTAGAATCGCGCAGGCCGCGTCCCCACGATTTGCGGCACACGTACGCCTCGTGGCTCGTCCAGGCAGGAGAGCCGCTCGAGAAGGTGCGGCTGCTGCTCGGCCACCGGTCGATCACGACGACGCAGATCTACGCCCACTTCGCACCGGATCATGGACTATCGGCGGTGTCCGTTTTGGATGAGATCGCCTGGCGTACCACAGGCGTACAAGGGTCCGTTTCGGAGCGTGCGACAGCGTTCGAAAACGGTTCGAACGGGCTGGTCATGGGCTAGCCGACGCGTTGGGCTGCGGCAAGACCCGCCTTCACACGGCAGAGGTTCGTAGGTTCGACCCCTACTACGCCCACCGGTTAGTTCGCAGCTCAGCGCCATGATCGACGATCACGACAGGCGAAGGCCGAAACGGTCTGGCGTACGAGAGGCGTACAGAAGATGACCAAGAACGAGCGTTCAGAGCAGAACCGACGCCCAGTTACTGCGCAACGTGCAACCATTCCGTCCATGGGCAGTCCGCCGCCAAGCTGGCCACCCTGGGGCTCACCCGTGTGGCCTCGGGACAGGCTCGGCATCCCGCTGCACGCTGACCCGACGGGCGCGCCGATCTGGCCGGACCAGCAGAGCCGTCAGGCGTGGGAGGCATGGCGCGCCCAAGGATTCCCGGCGTTTCCACCACCAGTTGCTGCTGCACCCGTACCGCCACCGGTTAACCGGAAGAACCCAGCAGGGTTCGCGTCGACACTCGCACTTGTCATAGTGGGCGTCATCGTCTATTTCGTCATCCACGCGATATCCAGCAGCCCCAGCGCCAGTGACAAGACCAAGCTCATGCAGGACAACGCCTACGAAGCGTGCAAGCACTTCGTGTCCGAGCAGCTGAAAGCACCTGCTACCGCGTCGTATCCGAACTTCTTCACGAACACGACCGACATTCAGCTGACGGACAACCACGATGGCTCGTACGAGATCCTGTCGCAGGTCGATTCGGAGAATGGCTTCGGCGCGAAGCTGCGGTCCTACTTCGACTGCAAGGTGTCGACGGCTGATGGTGGTAACAACTGGACCGATGAAGGCACGACGGTCACCGATGGGGGTGCGACGTCATGAGGCTGCTTGCTTTCCTTGCCGCCTTGGCCGTGACGGTGGCCGCATGGGGTGTCGGCATGTGGGAACTGCACTACCCCGACTGGGCCATCGGTGTTCCGCTGGTCGTCGTCAGCGGAGCAGTTGCGATCGTCCTGTACCGGCTGTGGGACGGGGTCGTGGATTCGCAACCGTCGCTCCGCACGTCCTGAACGCACGAAATCGCCCCGCCCACCATCCCGAAGGACAGTGAGCGGGGCGGTTCGACTTGGCAGTCTGAGACGGGCTACTTCAGCTTGTAGTCCGTGGCGAGCTTCTGCGCCGCCCACTGGTAGATCGTGGCCGGGTTGCCATTCACCAAATGCGACGGAGCATTCTTCTGAAGCTTCTCCAGCAAGCCAGCATGAGCTGCCACGGCAAGCAGAAAGGGATCGCCTACCGGGGTGGGTGTCGGTGCCGGAGAAGGCGGAAGTGAGATCGGCATGTCTCTCCCGGTGATCTGCTTGTACGCGGCGGCGAACGACGTCAGGTCAAACCCGGCACGGAACGCCGGATGGTCCACATGCGCCTGCGTGATGACGAACCACGCCTCTTCGACCCGCTTCTCGTAGAAGGCGTCGGTCATCGAGTACAGGTCGCCCCACGACACCTGCTGTCCGAGCGGGTTGTAGCCGACGGAGACGGTGCAGTGGCCGCCTTCTTCGGGGTCGCCCGAGTGGTAGTCCCAGACCTGCTCGGACATGTTCTTGCGGGTCAGGATTTCGCCGGTGACGAGCCCGAGTCCCAGGTAGGTTGCGGCCTTGACCATTTCCAGGTTGGTGTGGTCGACCTTCGCGAAGCCGAGGATGACACCCTGCTTCACGAGGTAGTTCAGGAACGTCTGAATGTCCATGCCGCCGTCGGCGCTCGAGCCGCCCTGCGACCACGAGTGGAAGTCAGGGTTTTGCGTCTGGTAGTAGGCGAGCATCTGCCCGTCGGACCAGTTGCGGTACGCCCCGGTCAGCTGCGTGTAGATGGCTTGCAGCGTGTGGTCGAGTCCGGCGACGACGCAGCAGCCGACGGTGTCGTTGTGGTCCATCGGCCATGACAGGTCCGGCGCCACATCAGTGATGGGATGGGCCGGGATGCTGATGAGGTGGTCGGCGAATTGCAGCGCGGGCTTGTTCGACGGCTTGCGGCGGCCTAGGGCCTTCGGTCGAATGCCTGCCGGTAGCGGATTCTGACCGGTCGCATCGAAGACGTTCGTCTCGGTGCCGGGCGCGCCTTCCCACGTCCAGTTGTTCCACGGCTCCGGGTCGGGCCATCCGCCGGCCGGTCCCTGTATCGACAGGCCCATGTGCGGGTCCACCATCGGCGGCGTGGCGTCCCACGTGTTGGTCGTCGGATCGAGCTTCGCGGGCAGCAGCGACGGGGTTGCCTTGTTCCCGACGTTCGTGCCGAGCAGCGACAGGATCAGCGACCCGAGCGCGGCAAGCCCAGCATCGGCCGCCTTCTCCAACACCGACGCATCGGCGAACGTGGCAACCGACAGGCCCCCGGCAACGTAGACGCCGACGAACGCGACGACGAACGCCTTCAGCAGCCGTTCACCGATCGACGCCCACTTCTTCACAGTCGGGTTCACGCGCCGACCTTCGCTGCGATCTTCTTCAGCTGTACGGAAATGTCACGAAGCCCGACGATGCCGAACGGGTTTTTCTTCGGGTCCAGGCCGCCTTCGATGACGGTGACCAGTTGTTGCATCGTCTGCTTCAGGTCCGCGAACGCGGCCCGGGCTTCGGCGTCCATGACGAACTCCTCAGAGTCGGAAAACTGCACAAGCTGTGACGTGTCGATGACGCCTTGAATGAGCGAGTTGGGCAGCTGCCAGGCGTGCTGGTTCACCCCGCCGGCAGGGCCGGAGTTGCCGCCGATGGTCGTCAGCCATCCGCCCGAGTTGGCGACGACGAGCTCGGTGTGCGACGCCGGGCCGATCGGCGTCCAGTTGCCGTTCCAGTTGAAGATCACCTGGTCGCCGGGTTGGGCGTCGGCTTGGTTAGCGCGTACCGCCCCGTGGGCTTGTGCCCATGCCAGCGAGCTCGGGCAGTACTGCTGCCCTTCGGAGATCATGCCGCCCATGTTGGGAAGCGGGATTCCAGCCTGACGGAAGCACCAGCTGATGAAGACGTCACACCAGGCCAGGACCGGGGTGTTGTCCGGTCCCCAGCCGCCTTCGTGGGTGTCGCCGTAGGCGGGGCCAAGGTACGTCGCGGAGGGGATGCAGCGTTCGTCGTAGCCCTGGCCTTGGGTGTGGTAGCCGAGTGCGCCACGGGCAACGTTGACAACGTCCTGACGTGAGGCCATCAGATGCCTTTACGTGGTCGCATCATCGGCTCCTGACGTGGGAGGATTGGTCTATGGAGCCGCAGGGATTCCGCTTTCCGACGTCGTACGAGCTGACGCGTTTTGCGGTCAGCTCAGCCGAAGGGACTGTTCGCCTGGACCCGAAGACGCCGATCCCTGTACGGGAAGGTGACCGGCTCTTCATGGGGACCAAAGACGGCGGCTGGGTTGTCACGAGGAAGCGTCGGTGGCGGCTGAAGCGCCGCTGGCAGCTCAGGGCGCAGGAGGCCAAGGCGGCTCGGGTTTAGGTCCTTCACCGTTCCAGGCGGCAGCCATGCCGTCTTTCACCATCTGCGCGGACACGTTCACTCCGGCTGGCGTGGTGAGAACGCCGTCCACACGGCCGCCGTACTTGTCGACCGCGACCGAGGTGAGCGTCACCGCTGAACCGGGTGGGATGAGCCCCGCGAGATGGTCGCGGGCTTCAGGGCCACCGGGTTCGGACAGTTCACGGGCGTTGATGCCGTTCAGCCGCACCATCAGCTTGATCGTGAGGTCAAACCCGAGATCGGCCACTACGTGGACGGAGTCGCCGTCCCAGACGCTAACGATGACCGCGTTGTAGACATAGGGGACGGTCATTTGATGCCTGGGCAGTGGATCTCGAGCGCGCCGTGACGGGTGGCGAGCACGATGGTGCGGCCCAGCTGGCTTGTCCTGCTGGTCACCGGCTCGTTGCCGATGGGGACGTAGACACCGCAGATGACGTCCTGCAGCTGCTGGGTGCGGCGTTTCGACTCGTCCGAGGTGCGAGTATTCGCGACGGCTCCGAGCGCGATTCCCGCTGCGCTGGCGGCAATCAGCACCACTACCGCCCAGAACGACAGCCGGTAATACAGCGGATGCCGAAAGTGTTCGGCTACCGGGTCACGTTTTGCCATGCGGCTAGTCCTCAAGGTCATCAGCCCACTGGTCGACTCGGATGCTGTAGTCGTCCCATTCATCGAGCGTTGCGCCGGGCGGCGGAGGTGTTGGCGGCCGGTGACGGCGGCGGCGGCGGGTCAGGCCGATAAGGGATGCTGCGCCGATGAGGATGGCGGCGACGCTGGCCCCGAACGACGCCCAGCCCCACAGGGATGTTGTGAGGCTCGCGGAGGCGATAAGGCCGTGCGCCACATGCCTTCCTCCCGTTCATCCTGTGCGACCATCAGCGCATGAAGCTGCTGCAACGACGGCGTCCCGCTCCGGTCCCGCCACCGACGGTGGGCATTCCGCGCTACGAGCCGAAACCGGGCACCGCGTCGTGGACGCTCGGCACCTACGACGGCGGCGTGAACGAGTGGCGTGCCGAGGTGCCCGAGGGCGCGCACTTCGACTGCACCGAACCCGTGGTGGTGTTCGGTGCTGGCATGTCGCAAGACTTCTACGGCGGCGGGATCGTGCGCGCCAGCTGGCCCTACCGGATCAAGCGATTCGTCAAACGCCACGTGCTGCGGATGGACCTCGACGACTAGGCCGGTGCGGAGATGATCGGCGGCGGGCTCGAAAGCAGATGCGCCGACGTGTCTGCGGTGTAGCCCATCAGCCGCCAGGACGAGTCAGTCGGCAGCTTCTTGTACCGGGGAATGCCAAACGCTGGGTTAGACGGGCCGCCGGGGTCGGTAGTGGAGAAGTACCGGTCGCCAGCGCCACCGGCGAGCATGACGATGGTCGACCCGGCGACACCTGTGAATGGCACCATCCGTGCCCACCATTGGATTGACACGATGGTTCCCGGCGGGACGTACATGCGGCTGTCGTAGTAGTCCCAGGCGGAATGCATGAAGTAGCCGTTGGACGGGGTCGACGTGGACATGTCGATCGACCAGTACGGCGTCCCACCGGTGGTTGTCTGCCGGCTCTTCGTGACAGGCACGCTGGGCAGAAAGTTGAAATACGGCGAGCACCACTCCGACCAAATGTTGGTGTTCGAGTCGGGGTACGCCTGCAACGTCGACCCGAAGTAGATCTGCGGGTCAGTGAACTGGAAGTAGCAGCGCCGCTCGGTCGACGCGAGCCACCCGTGATTCCAGGCGTTCTCGTACGGGGCGTTGCTCCAGGTCGAGTCCGTAGGCCAGCCCTGCTTCGTCGCCCCGTACTGCCAGTCAAAAGGTGAGCCAGCCTCGCCCGGAAGCGGCGACACATCATGCTGCGCATACGGGGCTTGGAAGTAGCCGTCGTTCCGGTAGGGAACTGGGGCTCCGGTGAGCAGATCGGTCTGGCCGCCATACACGCAGCCGTACAACTCGGCGAGGGTGCCCGGTACGGAACCGGTAGGCGGCACTGACGGCCCCGTCGGCGCGGAAGGCACTGACGGGGCGTTACGGATCAGCATCAGGTGCCTTTGAGGCCGAGCGCCAGCCCCGTACCGGCAGCGGTGGAACCGATCTGCCGGACGTTGATGTTCACGAGGGTGTTCGCCGTCAGGTTGATCGTCTGCCCGGTGACTACAGCCGTCGTCTGCCCGGCGGGAACTGTGATTGTTGCCAGCACGGTCGCGGCCTGCGGTGCGATGGAAAACACACGGCCCTGGTAGTTCGACGCGGCGGCCATCGTCGCCGTCACCACGGCTGACGTGCCTGCCGCAGCCTGCACCCCGGTAGCGACCGACAGTGTGTTGGTCGACGTGTTCTGATCTGTGCGTTTGGTCAGGTTCGCCCACGTCGTCGTACCGGGCGTATTGCCCTGCTGCGACACAACCCCGACAAGGATCTCCTGCGCCTGTGAAGTCGTCAGGGTCGGGAAGCTGAGCTGGCCGCCGGCTGCGATGAACCCTGCCGACAGTGCGGTGGCCGTGTCGATCGGCGACACTGTGCTCGCACCCGTCCATGCGAACGACTGCACCAGCCCCGAGGTGGAAGCTGACAGGGTTGGCAGGGCGAGCGACGTGCCGTCACCCGACGCCCAGTTCTTCCACCAGGCGAACTGGCTGCCCCATGTTGCATTCGGGGAGACGTTGGTGCCGCCAGGTTCGTCGTAGATGGACGTCCAGCCGGTGCCGGGTGCACCTGTGACCTGCGTCCCGCCGGACAGTGCGTTGCGTTCGCCGACGACGAGGAGCAGCGTCCCGGCAGCGTTCGCACCGGACGGGAATCCGATGGTTGCAGTGTTCGCCGAGAATGAGACGGGTGTCCCTGCGCCCACATACGACGGTGCCGAGGTCGGCGCGGTGGACGTGACCAGATCGAAGATCAGATCCTGTCCGGTCGGTGGGGTCGTCAGATGCGCGAACAGCGTGGAGACAACCGTGTCGTCAGGAATCCACAGACCACCAGGGATGAGGAAGTTCCCGATCGCCACGGTGCCCGCCGCCACGGTCATGTCGGCGCGGAACCCAGTACCCGAACCACCGGTCGCGGGAGGACCAGGCACCCATTTGGTGCCGTTCCACGACCGCACATCACCAACCGAGACGCCGCCCGAGTCGTCGGTGTCGGTCAGGTCCGACGATGCGATCTGCACGTCGAGCGGTTCGAGCGGGTCGTCGAGGACGACGATCGGCAACGTGTAGGTGCCGTTTACGAACAGGTCGTAGCGGCCCTTGTCGGTGAAGAACAGCGTGCCACCCGCTGCGTCCACTCCCGGCTGGCCGACCGTGACACCGACGGGCAGCGGGTTGGAAAGCGACGTGCCCTTCGTCGGGTCCGTGTAGAGCGTGGCTTTGGTGGTCGTGCCCCGTAGTCGTACCTCGACCGAAGTCGCGCCGACCAGCAGCTTCGTGACGGTGTTCTGCTGGAAGACCGAGTCGGACCCGTACTGGCCGGCGTAGGTGCTCATGTGGTCCCCAAATCGAGCAGCCGTGCCCACAACGTCGGGTAGGCGGCGAGAATGTTGTTGGTCAACGTCGCGTCACCGCCCGAGTTTTGGACGTACTGCGCCTGCAACTGCGGCGACTTGGCTACCGTGGAAGCGGCGACCATGATCAGCTGACGGCAGCGCAGAAAGCTCGGGTAGTTGACGTTGCATTGCGCGGTGTCGGCGTCGATTAGCAGATCAACGTTGTCCGATGAGGTGTGCAGATTGAGAAACATCTGCGCCATGCCGGTGTTGTTGTTGAACTGGTTGCGAATGGTGCAGCCGACTTCCCACAGCCCGGCATAGGGGATGTTGATGCCGTCGACATATGTGGTGCCGCTGATGGAGCTCGAAACCATCGCTGTGTCGGTCTGCCAGACCAGCCGGTTCCAGTGGACAAGTCCCGGTGTAAACGACGTTGTGACGGCGGGGGCGTCGGTGCGGGACAGCTTCGCCGAGGGCTGGCGGGCAAGGTTGCCGATGGCAGCTTGAACCTTGTTGAAGTCGCTCGACCCGAAGCTCGATGGCGAGCCGGGGTATTCGACCCATGTAGGCCATGACGTATCCAGCGGCCAGGCCATAAGTCTCCTACCAGGTCAGGGCCGCATGAGAGCCGAAATAGGAAACGCCGAACTTCCAGTAGCCGTTAGGCGGCAAAGGGTCGGCGCGGGAGACGTTGAACGAGACGGTGAAGTGATCCCCGGCCGCAATGTCGTAAGTGGCGCCTTCGACCCAATGCAGCTCCGAGATGGGCGTGCCCGATGACGGGGTGCGCTGAAGCAGCACCAGATCGTCGATCCCGGCTTTGACCGCAACCTGCCAAGCGGTCGGCTGCCCGCCCGAGGTCCACGTCCCGACAAGCGGAGCCGCGTTCACCGTCACTGTCGGGGCGTTGCGCTTAGGGGTGCCGCGTGAGGTGACGAGATGCCGTGCCCTCGACGCTCCGGTGATGTTCCCGGCGATCTGCGACGTCTCCGTCAGGTCAGCCGAAGGACCCGTAACAGGTTTCGTGTCGTCAGCCCGTGACGCCCCACCAGGGCCGTAGATCGACGTCACCTTGTCGGCAGTCGTGACCGCCGCGTCGACGATCGTGTTGTCGGTGGAGATCCGCAAAGTCAGGTCCGACTCGTACGGCACATGCACACCGTCATCGGACAGTGTCCAGTTGACCGTGTTCGTCAGCCTGCGCTGCTGGCCATGGAACGTCAGCACACCAGCAGCGTCGAAGTAGAGCAGCCCATCCTCAGCCTGCGCCGCACCTAGCGCGATGTCCCACGACGACGTCGTCCCGTCGCACGTGTAGGCGCCCAGGATCTTCTGCCCCGTGTCGATCGCCAACGGAGCGACGAGAGCCCGTGACGTCCACTTGAACCCCGACCTCGAGGTGGTTGACAGCAGCCGGTTGATACGAGCACCGGGAAGCTCAGCCGGCAGCACAAGGTCCGCGGGTGGAACATGCCGTGCAAGCTCAACCGTCGAATCCACGAACGTCGCTTGGGTCTGCGAGTAGTCCCCACCGGTGAAGCTGCGTTCGAGGGAGTCGATCGGTCCGGTGAACAGTGCCTGCCAGCCCGTGTCGGTTGCCAGGTCAACCCGGAACGTCGTCGTCGACTGCGGGCCGAGCGTCAGCTTCCCGGCAAGCGGTGAGCTCGTGTTGTCAGGGTCGAGCACACCTTTGGTGTCATCGAACGCACACGAGCATGTCGCCGCCGATATTGACGCTTCGTACTGCGAGCTGCGGCCGCGGGTGACGTTGACCGTTTGCAGCAGGCTGGTGGCGTCGTAGATGAACCCTGTGCTGGTGGTGAAGCGTGCCCGCAGCCAGGGGGTGAGAACGCCAGGGGTGACGGGTGCGGTGCCGACCGCTGGGAGGACAAGCGCCACCGGCTAGCCCTCCTAGTTGAGACGCAGGCCGTAACGCTGAGCGCGGTCGATTTCGACCTTGATGTCTTTCGCCCAGCCACCACGCAGGTTGTCCGTGAATGACTTGGAGTCGAGCGTCTGGACGGTCATATGCACGTGAATGTCACCACCGCCCGGCACGCCACCGCCACTGTTAAGCGCTTGCAGCAGCGGCAGATTCGCCGAGGTGGCTTTCGCGGTCATCACGAACTCGCCGTTTGAGAGCATCGTCGGAATCGAGTCGGAGATGCCCGTGCCAGGCCCGGTGATGAGACCGCCAGCAGCCTTGTGACCCGTGATGCGAGGGTCATTCGGCGACGTCGGAAACGCCGAGCCATACATGGTCGTGACCGTCGTGATGATGTTCTGCGGAATCGCGTTCAACGCCTGCAGATAGGAAGCGACGCTGCTGTCGGCATTGTCGAGGCCAGGAGTGAGGAACTGCGTCACCCGTGACGGCGGAATGCCGAGCACCTTGGCGATGTAGTTGATGACTTCCTGCTTGTTCGCACCCACCGCCGCCGCGTTGCTTTCGATGGTGCCGATGCCTGCTGCGAACACGGCGTTGGCGGCCGACATGCTGCCCGTGTCTTTGAATACCTCGAGCGCATGCGACTTGACGCTTTCAGCCGCAGCACCGATCGTTCGACGGTTGATCTGCGCGCTCTGCGTGTTCCCGACCAGCGTTTTGTTGAACTCAGCCATCATGCCGCCGACGGTGCTCAGGTTGTCGGCGTACAGCCCATTGTCGAACGCGAGCTTCTTAGCGGCAGCGGACGAGATGCCATAGACCTTGGCGAGCTGCAGCGCATTCGTCGAGTTGGCCGATGCGGCGGTCCCGGCCTTCTGCTGATCTACGGCCTGGTCGTGCAGAGCCTGCAGGTATTTGTGCTCAGACGTCGTGACCTTGTCGACCGCGTCGCGCCCCGAGTTGAACCGGTTGAACAGCGCCGTCAAATAGTTGTCGACTGTGCTGATCGTTTCGGGGCTGGCGTTCAGTTGGCGCTGCAGCTTATCGTAGTTGGCGATGAACTGCTCGAGGTTCTGCCGGTCACCCTTTTGGATGATCTTGTCAAGGTTGGCATAGGAGGCGCCGACGTTCGTAACCCCATTGACCGGGTTAAGCGCCGGGACACTGGCAAACGCCGAAGCCTGCGGGCTCGACGTCGTCCGCTTGATGTAGTCGGCGATCGACTCCTTACGCTCATTGCCGGTCGGGGCCGTGCCCATCGCAGAATCGATGGCGGCCTTCGCGGCAGCGCCGCCGACGCCGCCCTTGCCGATCGCTTCGGCGACCTTGTCGAGATACGGCAGACCCTTGATCGAGTCGTCCATGATCTCGTGGATGGCCCCTGCGATACCCGCAAGCCCGACGACAGCCGCGCCACCGAGCAGCAGACCACGGCTGGCGAACGTGTTGCCGAACCGGCCGACCGCACCCGAAGCAGCGCCGGCCTCACGCTCGACCGCGCCAAGCCCCTGAGCGCCGCCCAGAGCAGCGACTTCGGTCGCGGCAGTAGCTGAGGCGGTTCCCATGCCAAGAATCGCTGCGGCGACCCGGCCCAGGTTCTGGATCAGCGTGCCGATCTTCAACGCTGCCCATGCGGAACCGAGAATGCCGACCGCGACCGCCGCGCCCTTGATGATCCCCGGATGCTGCGCAAGCACCGAAACGACCGACTTCAAATCGGGCAGGATCGCATTACCGACCCGGACGAGGAACACGTCCCAGGCAGCCTTCAAATCGGCCAGCTTCTGCTTCGCCGTGTCCTGCTGCTTGGCCCACGCCTCCTGCAGCTTCGCCGCACGCGACGTCGAATCACCAAAAGCGTCGTACTTGCTGGCGAGCCGGTCAGTCTCACCAATCAGCGTGAGGAAGATGCCAGCGGTCTTCGAACCACCCAAAGCACGGGCCAACGTGTTGGCTGCCAGGACCGCCGCCGTGCCGCCGTTCTGCAGACTCTTCGCGTAGTCCTGCGACATCTTCGTGGCGTCTTTGACGTTCGCGCCCTGCTCGATCAAACCCTTGTAATACGACTGGGTATCGGCAGTGATCTGCTCAAGTGACAGCTTCGTCGACTGCGACGCCGGATACGCCGCCTCAAGATGCGACTTCAAATCCCTGACCGCGACGAGCAGACCGTCGGGCTTCTGGAAGTCGTTTGCCACCTGCAGCGCGCTCATGTGGATCTCGTTGAACGCATCCGACTGCTGGTTCGACGGCTTGATCAGCGTCAGCAGCGACGTCTTCAGCCGGGTGGCGACCTGATCGGCAGGGGTCGCGTTGTCCGTAATGGTCGCGAGGGCTGCGCCGACATCCTCGAACGACAGGCCGACAGCCTTAGCCGTCGGCAAAATGTCGGTGCCGATCGCCTTGACCAGCTGCGACATTTTCATGTCACCGGTGCCGACCGTGGTATTCAGCAGCGCCACCGCATCGTTGGCGTCCTTGACGCCTTTGATGCCGGACGCCATTACACCGATGATGGCCTGCGTTGACTGTTCGATGTCGGCGCCGCCGATTTGTGACAGCTTCGCTGAAGCGGCGACCAAGTCCATCGCCTTAGAGGCGCGGAACCCGGCCGATTCGACGTGATACAGCGAATCCGCAAGCTGCTCCGGGCCGACGCCGACCTTTGGCGACAAGGTCAGGATCTGCCCAGACAACGCTTTCACTTCGTCGTTCGATGCGCCGGCCTGGGTGTGAACCCGTGCCATCGCCTGCTCGAAGTTGGTAGCGGCCTTAACACCCTCATAGGCGAGGCCGACCATGATGGCTGCGGAAGCTTTGCCGACGACGTTGAACGCCTTACCGACCTTGCCCCACGCTGCAGCCGACCGTTCCGCAGCTGTCGCGGTCTGCCTGCCGGTGACTTCCGCGGCACGACCGACGCCTGCAATAGCCCGCGATGCGCCAGCGTCGATACCGAGCAGCCGGAAAACGAGGGAGCTTTCGGCCATCAGCCCGTCCCCCGCATCGCTTTCAGCTTCTCGACTTCAATGGCTGCGGCCTGCTCATGCACTTGGGATTCGAGCGCCACGAAGTAGTCGAAGCGCAGCAGCCCGATTTCCCACGGCCGGATGTGGAACTGTGCCGCGAACGGTGCGACGACAGCCGCCTGCCGGTCTTTCAGCCAGTGACGCTGCCAGCGAGGGACTCTTCCGTCGCTGGCACGGTAGGGACCGGCTCATCACCATCGACCGGCTGGTCAGTCGGGTCTTCGACGATTTCGATCCACGTCGACAGCCACGGAAAGTTCACATCGCCGATTTTCAGATCGGTTTCGCCGGCCTGCTGACGGCACAGCCAGACGAGGACGATCAGGTTCTTCGCTTCCGACGTTGACAGGTCGGCGTCTGAGAAGACGGAGAACCGCTGGCCGGTGAAGCTCTCCACCACGTCGACCTGCTTGACGTCCAGCAGCGCCGGGTCGTAGTCGAGGACTTCGTCGCCGAGATGCACTCTGATCTTCAACCGTTGCCCTCTTCTAGGTCACGTTCGGGAGGGTGGCGCGGGCCGCTTCGAGAACAGCAACGTTCGCGGCCACCATCATTTCGGGGGCGAGCTCGAGCAGCGGCTTGTCGAAATACGGGAAGCCGGGCTGGTCGGGTAGACCTTCGACCCATTCGCCGAACAGGGGATGGCGGAACGGGCCACGGTTGATGAGCTGCGCGACCCGCCACCGGTTGTTCGCAGCCAGGCCGCCGCCTTTTCCGACCCGGATGGATGCGCTCACACCGTTCGCAGCGGTGATCGCCGTGGATGCGCGGGTGGCGTTGGCGATCGCCTGCCGCAGCCCGGCTGCCTGCCGGTAAGGCACGTCGCCTTTGACCGGCATGCCGCGGATCGTCGACTTGACGGTTGTCACGCCTTTCTTGGCGATGCCAGTGATTTCCTTGCGGAGCGCTGACCGGAGAGCCTTGCCGTAGGCTTTCGAGCCCACCGCCAGATGCTGCAGGTCAGGCGACTCAATCTTGATCATGCCTACGGCGTGGCATCAAGCGTCGTGTAAGCGATGCTCAGCCGCGTTCCACCGGCCGCCGGGATCAGCACATCGGCATCCAGGCCGTACGTGACGAGATCCGGTCCCGAAATGGTCGGCACATCACCGTTGAGCCGAAGCCCCGCCAAGGTGATGACAAGCTGCTCGTAGTAGTCGGGCGGTCCGGTCACGATCTTCTTCGACAGGCCGGCGCCGCCGAACGTGAGCACCATCGCCAGCTCGGAATCGGCGGTGAACGCGCTCGTGACCGTCTGGTCAATGTAGTCACACGTACCGGTGATCTTCGGGTCCGTGAAGCCCTTGCGCTGCGGCTCGTCGATGAGTCCGAGAGAGCCGAAGTGCTGCGTCTCGTCGGTCGTCAGCTGCTTGTCCTGCGTCAACGTGAAGTCCCGCATCGCCACATACGGCGAGCCGTTGACCGTCAACGCACCCTGCTGGAAATAGAAGACGTTCGACCCGGTCAGATATGACGGGGACGCCAACGCCGTCTGCGTGGTCACCGCCTTGCCGACGACTGACGTCTTGAACTTCAGCAGATCACCCTGAGCACACGACAGCTCCCACGAGGTGATCTTGCAGCCCGAAAAGGTGTACGGGTCGATGGTCGTCGAGTTCGTCCGCGGAATCCCCGCCTGGAACGTCAGCCCCTTACCCGCAATGCTCGAACCCTCGGTGAACGTGTGCGTGTAGGCGAGGGTCGAACCGTTCTGCAGCGTCGCGACCGCGCCCGTGCAGTGCTTGAGCAGCAGCCCGAAACCCTTGGACGAAAAGTCCCAGTTGATGTCGCCGCTGACCAAGCTGGACGCGTTCGCCCGCAGCGCAGACTGGTGGCCGTACATGCCGGCCTGAATCGCCTCGCCCTGCACCGGCTTCGGCACAAACTTCAGGCCGAAATCCACATGGGGCATGAACCGGGTCGGCGTGACCGCGGTACCCCAGGTCGTCTCTTCGGCAAAGCCGACGCTGCTGTCAAGCCCGGAGCCCATCAGTTCCCCTTGTTGTCGGTGTCGTCGTCGTTCTCATGTGCGTGCTTCACCGCGGCTTTCGCGGGTGCTCCGACGGCAGCCCAGTGCGAGCCGGGTTCGCCGACCTGGACTGCAAGCCCGTCCGCTACCGGACCGTCGTCGACCTCGAGGGTGTCGCCGTCCTTGACCCGCTGGACGCCGTAACCGACCGGGACGTCAAGGTCCGAGCCGGACACGTTCTTGAACTTGGGCATGGGCAGGCGCCCCTTTCGCGGAATGGGCAAGGAGAGGGGTTTAGGAGTTCAGCGAGTTGCTGACGTGGATGGTGAACTGCACGATGGCGATGCGACCCGTTTCGACGTCAGCATCGGTCTGGGTCAAGCCGTTCTGCTCGGCCCACATCGTCGGCAGCTGGCCTGATGTGGGCGGAACATACTGCCGGCCGATGGTCGAGTCGGCGTGGACAAGATCTTTGTAGAAGTCGAACAAACCGAGTGCCTTGTCCCGCACCGTTTTCTGCGCGGTGGCAGCGGCAGAACCCGTCCAGCAGCGGATTTGGCATACCAGGCCGTAGTCCTCTTGGATCTGTCCGTACGAGCCGCCGAGAGTGCGGGGGGTCATAGTGCCGCCGCTTTCAGCATCACCCTGAGCAGTCAGGCCGATCATCACGAGGTTGTCGGGCTCGTCCGATTCGGGCCACGGCCCGTCGGTGACGGTGACGTCGGCGAACAGGTCTGCGTTAGCGGGGGCCTTTGCGACGGCGGTAAGCGCGTCGATGACCCGGCCTATAGACGTAGCGTCCACTAGCCGCCGAACCCTGGCAACGACATGTCAATCCCAAGCAGCTCCTTCACCCGGTTGGGTATGGAGAAAGCCATCTGCGGCGACCAGTCCTCCGTCTGCCGCGACCTCGAACCCTGCTGCGTCTGCCACAGATGCCGCACCTGCTCAGCAATAGCCTTCTGCAGCTTCGGCGACAGGGACGACCGGCCTGCCGTGTAGGTCACGGCGACGTTGCGACGGCCGGGGAAGAACGCCACCGGAAAGCCTGACATCTGCTTGGTGATGGTTTCGCCGTCGAGCTGGTAGCCGTAGGAGTGGAAGCTTCCACCAGCAGCGTCGTCGAGTGTGTCCGTGTAGGTGGATTGGGCCATCCGTTCGGTGACCGTCTGCACCGAAATCACCGGGGTCGTCCGCAACGAAATCTGCCGGCCGCCGCCGTCGAACGTTTCAGTCACCGTCACCGGAACGATGGGGCCGATGAGGTCTTCGATGAGCCCAACGGCAGCGGAGATGAACGACCGGAGTTCGGTGTCGTCGAGCGTGTTCGGCAGGTTCAGGTAGGCGCGGACATCGTCGAGGCTGACCGGATCGTCGAACGTGCCGCCTGCGGCTTCGACGTCGAACGAACCTTCGAAGGCATCCGCCGGGACGGTGGAGACGATCCGCCAGTCGTACGTCCCCGCCGCGGTCGGCACGTAGTCGTAGCGGTAGACCCCGGTGCCTGCATGGGTGAAGTCGCCGATGACACCTGTAACCGTGGAGTTGTCCGGCAGCGTGATCGTGATCGAGCAGGTGGCAGGGTCTACCGGGTCGCCGTCGTCGTCGGTGACGTCGGCTGCGAGCCGAACCGTCTGCCCTGCCAGGTAGGTAGCCATCAGGCGCTCCCACCGTCGATCCCGGGTGACATGGTCGAACTCGCATTGCCGCCGTCATAACCAGCAGACATGCTCGAGGCGGCCTGCCCACCGTCCACAATCAGCCGGGCTACGACCGTCGCGAGCCATGCTCGGATGGCCGTGCGTCGGCGGATGCCGAGACGGATGCGGGGCATTCACACACCCGTTTCGAGGACAGCCACCGTCGATGACTGGCCGGATGCGCAGATGCCGTAAAGCACCTCGCCTGCGTCAAGGTCGAACGACAGCGGGCCGATGCTCGTGGTCCACGGAAAACCGTTGGCGGCTGTCACACCCGCAGGTCCGAGGTAGACGGTTGCTGTGCCGGTGTTGACGAGTGCTGCTGACGCGCCGGGCCGCAGATCCGTCGTGGGAGATGTCGTGAGCGCCACGGCGGTCGTGCCGACAGCAATCGACTGCGTCGCCTTGACTGCCATCAGGCACTCCCACCGTCGAGGATCAGACCCGGTGTTGAGGACGCGTTACCGCCGTCGTAGCCGGGAGACATGGTCGAGTCGGCGTGACCGCCGTCGACAATCAACGCCGACGGAGTCCGCGCCGAGAGGACGACCGTCGTCGCGCCGTTGCTGGACAGGACGAACGTGTTCACACCGCTGCTTGCGAGGACGAACGTGGTGCTGCCGGAATCAGGCATTGTCGAGGTCGGCGGTGATCGTCACCGCGATGTAAGACGTGTTCGGGAACGTCTCCTTGACACCGGACGTGGTAACAACCTGAAACTCAGCCTGGAAAGCGCCCGCCGTGTCGGTGTCCGCAGCGGTCGGGCTGTAACTCACCTGACCGGTCGGTCCGTCCACGACCGTGGCGGGCTCATTGATCTTCAAGGCTCCGGCCCCGCCGACGGCCTTCATGATGAACGTCACCGTTGCGCCGGTGCAGTCAAACGGTGTGCCGTCCGGGCTTGTGCATTGGCCGCCGATGGCCGGGCCGGTGTCGTGCTGCTTCCAATTCCAGGTCTGGTCAGTAGCGGCCACAGGTCGACGACCGCCTTCCCTGGAAGATGTGCCCTCTCGTCCGGCCCGCCACGATCAGCAGCGGGCCGGACGGAGCTGGGGTGCTACTTGGCGCGCTTCGCCGCCGCGTTCTCCGGTGCCTTCGACGCCTCAGCCGTCTCCGGCTTGTCGCCGTCGTCCAGCCGCACATTGCGCTTCGGGTCAACACCACGGGACCGCCAGTGCTCGGCGGACGCGTCGGCGCGCTCGAGGCCGTACTTCTCCTCGTGCGCCGGGCCGGTCATCAGACCGTCCCGCTCCGGCTCGGGGTCGGCGGTTGCGAGGTGGTGAAGCTTGCGGGCTTCCTCCACCTCGTCCGGGCCGGCCTTGACGAACTTGATGTCGTCTTCCTTGGTGTAGTGGTCGCTCATGGTCGGCTCCTATCAGCCAGGGAAGGTCGGGGCGACGAGGCCGGTGCCGGAAATGACACCGATGGATTCGGAGTGTCGGTTGAGCATCGTTCCGACGTAGGCGTACAGCCGGAACAGCACACCCACCGAATCGGCGTACGTCTCACGGAACGACTCGGCCCGCGGCCCGGACTCGAACAGGATCAGGTCGTCCTGCTTGAGCAGGTACACCACATCCTGGTTGGTGCCGGTGCCGAGGTTCGTGGGAACCTGCGGGTCGATGTAGACCGGGATGCCGTGCATGCTGCCGACGAGGCCCATTGCCTGCGGCCCGTCGTAGTTGGCGATCTGGTTGAACGCCGGACCCGACGGGACGACCAGCGGACGGCCCGCAGTGTCGACCGAAGACACCAGCCAGTACCAGCGGCGAGGGCTCATCACCCAGCACGTCGGGTTAGCGAGCCGTGCCGACAGGAAGCCCTGCACGAGCTTCGCTGCCTGGCTGTAGAACAGCGCCGCGGTCGGGCTGGCCTGCGTCCAGGTGACGGTGGTGCCGATGGTCGCGTTCGACAGGCCGTTGACGACACTGTTCGTGTTCGCACCAGAACCCGTGCCGGTGAAGGCCAGCAAACCCACCTGACGGGCATAGTCCGCAGCCAGATCCTGAAGGATGATCTGGTCGAACGGCACAGCCGACTGGTCGAGCAGCTGCTGGCTGACAACCTGCTTGCCGCCGATGGTCGCCCAGCCGGTCTGCACGTAGGCCGTGGTCATGTCGGTCTGCGACAGCGCCGAGTTCTGCGTCGACTGCAGCGCGGTCGTCGTCCCACCCGAAATCTTCGGGATGCTGATCGACGAATACCCGGCGGGGATGTCCATCTTCCGGTACAGGTCGGGGGTGACCCGGCCGGCGCGGATGATGTTGATCCACTCGTTGACGATCCACTCGGGCGGTGCGAACTCACCACCGGAGCCACCGGCAGCGTTCGTGTTACCGAGCGCCCTGGATTCCAGCGTCATCTGCGCGTTGCGGCGCAGCCGGTCAGCAGCAGCCGAGTCGGTGTCCTTGCGGGCGAGGTCGCGGAAGAAGCTGTTGCCGTTGGCTCCGTCCTTGACGTACACGGGCGGGTCGACAACCTTCGTCGGGGCGGTGACCTCGGCACGGTGCGCGGCAGCGCGGGCCTCACGGTCGGCGAGCTGGTCGAGCTCGTCGATCCGCTCGTCCTGCTTGCGGATCTCGGCGACGAGCACGTCGAAACGTGCCTCTTCGTCTTCGGTCATGGCCTTGTCGTCACGGGACTCGGCAGCGCCAAGCAGAGCGTCCAGCTCTGCCTTGTTCGCGGCCCGCCGCTCCCGCATTTGCTCTACGAGCGTCATGCTTGGCCCCTTTCAAGGGCTTTGGGGTTGGGTGAGTTGCCGTCGTCAGGTGGCGTCCAGGTGGCAGGGCATGGCTGCGCTACCGGGCTGTTATCCGGGCTGCTCTTGGCGGGGTGTTACAGCGACAGCGCGAGCGCCTTGCGGCGCAGCAATGCCAGCCGTGCAGAGTTGGACTGCACAGCGTCACCCGGCTGTACCGGGTCGTCTTTGTCGGGGTTCGGCACGCCGAGCACGTCAGCCAGGTCGGCCTGTGCCTGGTCGACGTTGTCATCGGCGGTGGCGATCATCCGAAGCACTTCCTGCAGCTTCGACACATTCGCTGCCGACAGCGTCTTACCGACCCGGATCTCGCGGACGCACTGCTCGACGAACACGCAGCGGGCCTCGAGCAGATCCTTCGCACGGACAGCCACCGACGTGTCAGGGTTCGCCGGGTAGGTCACGACCGACACATCCCCACCGGCCAGGCTGGCTTCGTGGATGGTCCGCAGCGTCATGTCCTCGTTCCAGCTGTCGCCGCCTTTCGGAACACGGAAGGCGAAGCTCATCTGGTCGAGGTCGCCGCGGCGCATCTTCGGCAGCAGCCGCTGAACGTCCGGGTCTGACGGGTCCAGAGTGGCCCGTGCATGCAGGCCGGTGGAGTCGGTCGACAGCTGCAGGGTGCCTGACTTGGTCCGTGCCAGCGGCTGGCCTTCATGGTCGATCAGGAGCCGCACATCCGGGCCGTTGGACAGGGTGCGGTGAAATGCCTGCGGGTGAATCCGCTCGCGGAACGGTCCCAGGTCGTAGCCCTCACCGTCGGCGTCGAACGTCGCCGCATAACCCTCGAGGGTCGGGGCGCCTGTCGTGGAGTCGTCACGCATCTCGAACGTCGCCGTCCGGGTGCGTGTCTCAAAGTCAGCCACTGACAGCTCCCTGATCGGTAACGGGGACGGGTGCGACCGGGCCAGGGTTTTCCTTCAGCGCCGGCAAAGCGGTGGGGCGGCCGAGCGGGCCGATGCCGAGCGGCACCATGTTTGCTTCGGCCTTCTGCGCGTCGGTCATCGGAGGCCAGCCGTGGTCGGCGCGGACCTCGGTCGGTGTCCGTACCTTCGAGGCGATTTCGAACATGTCGACCTGAGCCCTCGTGTGGGCGTCGGTGCGGAGCAGGTCTTCGGTGCGGAACTTGACGTAAATCGGCTTCGGCAGCAGCGGAAACACCGCATCTTCGATGCGTTTGAGCCACGGCGACAGCGAGAACGTGAGGAAGTCCAGCGACTTCTGCTCCATGTTGGCGTACGTCATCGACCCACCCGACGGGGCGTCGATCATGTGTGCCGGGACGTTGAAGAACCGGGCGATCTGTGTGGCGTTCGCCTGCTGCGTCGCCAGGAACTGTGACTCTTCGGGCCGTACCGAAATCTGCTGATATTCGATGCCGTCAGGGACGATGATCGGCTCACGGGCATGGATGGCCGACATGAACCGGTCCTTGACCGTCCTCGCCTGCTCGGCGTTGAGCGGCTGAGCCGACTTGAGCGCCGCCTTCGGGATGCCGCCGCCGTCGAAGAAGTCGTTGGCGAACTTTCGCGAAAAGATGTCGGTGCCGACCGTCGCCGCCGCATATTGGATCGGCGACAGGCCGATCTTCGACCCCGGCAACGTCAGCCCGCGGACATGCCACACGTCCTGCGCCGGCAGAATCTTCTGCGTCGCCACGACCCGGTAGACGAGTTCGCCGGTGTCACGGTCGACGGTCACGTCCAACGCGTCCGGGGACATCATTTCCAGCTGCGTCGGCCGCAGCAGCCCATCCCGGCCCGTGATGCGGGCGTAGGCGTTACCGCGGAGCAGCAGCGACACCATCAGCATGTGCAGCCATTCGGACTGCGTCATCCCCGCCGACGGTGTAGCAACCAACTGCGGGTCCGTCACCCGTGCCGGGATGCCGTCAGCGAGCCGGTAGGACTGCAACGGCAGCATCGACACCGCGTTGGCAAGCAGATTCGTGCAAGCCCAGACAGTCGGGACGGTCAGCGCCTGGTCGGGCCGGTTCGACGTCAAACTTCCGTCTAGGGTGACGCCAGGGAACGGCGGAATAGGCCGCTCCGGGAACGTGGGCTGCAGCCGCTTCTCCTGGCCGCCGAGGAAGATGCCCAACGCGCAATCTCCCCGCTTAGTCAGGTGATCCGGTCAATGAGAAGCAGGCAGCCGACGACGATCAGCGCCACAGGCCAGCAGATGAACCCGACACCGACACCGATCAGCGCAATCGCCAGAAACCCCTGTGCAACTGCCACGCGGCACCCTCTTGCAGTGTTAAACATGGCGGGCTAGTGTTAAACACGTGCCAGACCGTCGCGAGTTCGTCGGAGTACGGATCAGCCCTGCCAGCGTCGCCAAACTCAAGGCCATCGCGGCCGAGTGCGGCGTCACCGTGTCCGACGTAATCCGCATCAGCATCAAGCATGGGTTGCCAGCAGCAACCCGCGAACTGAAGCAAAGCGGGTCAACGACTTGACAACGCCCCGCAAACCCGGACCGCCGATCAAGGCATTGACGTGCGACCTCATCGAACGTCTATGGGATGCGCTAGTCAGCGGATCTAGCCATGCGACGGCGGCGGCGGGCATCGGAATGACCGACCGGACCCTTTACAGAAGGATGCGAGAGCAGCCAGCGTTAGCCGTGCTGGTCTTCATCGCAGGAGAGGAAGCGCGCTTAACTCTTGGCCACGACCACAACGGTTACCGCCGCGGATGTCGGTGCGACGTGTGCATAACGGACTTCCGCCGCTGGCAACGTCAGCGTTTCGCCGGGCATCGGTTACAACGCTCGCAGCGTCTATCAGAGGCTCAACATGGCCGCGCCAGTACTTATACCAACTGGGGCTGCCGCTGCTCTGCCTGCAGAACAGCATGGTGTCAGAAGCTAGCGAGGCAGGCGCTAGCGAGGCAGGCGCGGACCGGGTCGACTCTGGCTCGGCATCGCTACACGTGGACAGGGCCGGAACTAGAGATCGCTACGCGAAAGGACCTGTCGATAGCTGAGGCTGCTCGAATGCTCGGGAGGAGCTACCACGCCGTTTCGACGGCACGCCATCGCTGTCGAGCAGAGCCCAAGATGGCCTGGCTACTAGGAGCTGGCCGTGACGCTTGACACGACATCCGGCCGTGGCAGCCCCTGAATCCCGCTGATAAGACAGTTCCAGCAGCAGAACTCGCCCCACCGCTCGTTCATCACATCGCGGTATGACGACAGGATTTCTCTCTTGTCGGACTCCGTCTTGGGCCTGTCGTACATGACACGCACGGGCAGACGGTCGTCGAAGTCGCCCCGGCAGTTGTCGCAACGGTGAAGCGTGCTCAAAAGACCGACCCCCACAGATCCACCGGCGGATTCGTCACATGCCCCCAGTAGGCCAACGTCTCCGCCGCCAAAGGGCTGATGTCCAGGTTCGGGTTACGCCGATCCCACTTGAACGCATCCCCCGAAGCCCGTTTCGTCGCCCCACGCACTGCCGTGTCGACCTCGGCCTGCCCCAAATGCCGCAACGCCTTCTCCGCAACCGCGTCGAAAAACATGCCGCACGCCTGCACATAATCGGCCACCGACGCCTCAAGCACCCGCACGCCGGCATCCTGCAGCGCAGGGATCAGCGCCCCGGCAGCCGACGAACGCTGCACCACAAACGACGAATGCGGATTCTTCCCGGCGATTTCGACCGCCCGTGGCACGATCCAACCCACATCCCGCCGGTTTTCGCCGACTTCGACGTGAATCCCGACCGGACCTTCACCGGCAGCGCCGATACAACCCCAGGAACGGTCCTCGGACACCTCTACGGCGAACGTAGGCCGTCCCGTGATGGTCGACTGACGGTCTACAAGCGAATCCCACGAGCCGGGCGGGAACAGCGTGCCGCCGTCTTCCGCGACGATGCCCAGCCGCTCGCGAGCGAAGTCCTCATCTGAGTTCTGCACCCGTTCGTTGCAGATTTCCTCATCCAGCAGCCGGATGCCGTAGCCAGGGTTCGCAGCCGCCCACAATTCCCGGTCGTCCAGATCGACCGCGAAGCGGCCGTCAATCGACCATTCGAGGCACGTAACGGACTGCGAGCCCGCTCGAGCAGCCGCCATCAGCCGGCGCATCACTTCGGACTTGCCCGGCATCGGCGCCGACCCGGTCATCAGCGTCTGCCCGTACGGCTTCGTCGCCATCGTGAACGACACATCCGACATTTCAGAGTCAGTCAGATGCTGGCACTCGTCGATAATGACGTCCGACAACGTTTCACCACGGGCGAAGCCTTCGCTCCGCGTCGTATAGGTGAGTTTCTGCCCGGTTCGGAACGTGAAGCCCCACTCGCCGTTCGACGTGCGAATGCCCTTCGACCTGTCAGGCATCAGCCGCGACGTGAGCAGGTCGCTCTCCTTGACGCGGAACCGCATCTTCTCGAACGCGTCCTTGGCGGTCTTCGCCAAATGCGCCGTATGCCGAACCTCACGGACATTCAGCGAGAACAGCCGGAACAACTCCCACGCCTCGAGCACGGCGCCCTTGCCGTTCTGGCGGGGAACAACCAGCAGCCCCGTCTTCGTCACCCATCGGCCGTCAGCACGCTTCTGCAACAGACAGTCGAGCGCGTACGCCTGCCACGGGTCCAGATGCAACCCACACAACCCGGCCAGCTCGGTCGCGTCAGGACCATCCGACACCGGTCCCTGCGGGGCATTAACCAGCCTGGGAAGCTGAGCCCCTATTCGCACGTCGGGCATTAAGCTCATCGAGCGGATCCGCCTTCACAGGAGTCCTATCACGAAGGGCCGCCACCACGGCGCGAAGCTCTTTTGCGTCGCCGGCCATTGCCATTCCGGCCCGCGGATGGTCAACCGCATCCGCCAGCGCCAGCGCAAGCTGGCCTTCCACCGTGTCGACCGCGTTCAAGCGCTCGAGCTCGACCCGAACGGCGTCTACGGTGCCCATTTTCACGCTCCGTAGCGGAATCGAGTCTCAGCCCCGCGCCTGGACGATACTTCGATCATGGTCCGGTCACGCCGGGTGACATTCACAGGTACTCGGACCAGTGAACCCAGCCATCGGCCGTCTCAAAACCCCACCTGCGACGCGGCGGCGACAGAACCACGAACGTCCACACCGGCCCAGACGGCAACGTCAACCGATGAAGCTGCTCAGCCGACCGCACCAACACCGAACCCGGCCCAAACTCCCGCTCAGACGTCGGCGTCGTCTCCACATACGACCCAGACAGGATCACCGACACGAAATCCCACGGATGGTCATGCAGGTCAGCGCGATCCGAAGCCAGAATGTGGTGATACCGAGCCGTCATCCCCGACGCACGGTTGCTGTCACCCAGCAGGAAGAACCGCTCCATGTACGGAGCGCCGAACTGGGAGATTAGATCCGACGGCAACCCGTCCACATCAGGTTCGCCGGCTTCCGAAGCCACCGACAGCGCGCCGGAAACCCGGTCAAACAGCGTCGCACCCGCCTCCGAGCTTGAGCCCCAGATGCTCGCCGACCGGCGCCTAACGCTCTGACCAGGCATTTTGCAGAGCTTTCGCGTTGTTTTTTTCGGGGAGAGACGACGCGACCAATGCGGGTCGTAGACGGCAGTCGTCCCAAAAATGGGGATTCCTTGACCCCATGCCAGCGGTTGTGCCTGCTGAGCTGCGGGTTTGCCGTGCTGACCATGCTGGATGTCAGGTGCGTGCGCTACCAGATGGTGCTGAGCGTCGGCTTGTTGTGGCGCTGGTTGCGGGCTGCGATGTTGCAGTGTGCGTGGGATAGGCCGCGGTATTGGGTGCGGTCGTGGTCGTCGTGGTCGAGGTGCAGGCTCTGTTCTGGGTACATGGGTTGGCCGCATCTGCTGCATGGTGTGCCGGGCTGCATGGTGCGGCGCATCTGTTCGCTGAGCTTGCGATGCTGCTGGCCGTAGCCACGCTGCGCTGTGGTGCGTGTGTGCGGCCGGGCCATTCAGTGTTCCAGTAGGCGTCGTGCAAGCCTGGTCAGGATGAGGGCTGTGAGGATGGTGACGACGACAGCAGCCCAGACCATTAGGCGTTGTCCAGATCGGCTGTGATCGTGACCGTCAGGTAGCCAGGGTCGGGGAACGTCTGCTTGTTCCCAGACGAGTAGACAACTTCCCATTCCGCCTGGTAGTCGCCGGCGGTGTCAGTGTCTGCGGTGACAGGCTGGTATTCGACGTAGCCGGATGATGCGTCGGCGACGGTCGCAGCAGCGTTGATTTTCAACGTGCCTGCGCCTTGTGCCTTCATGTGGAACTTGACCGTGGCACCGGTCAGGTCGACGGGTACGGATGCGGAGTCCGTGAGCTGGGAGATGATCGCCGGGGCAGTGTCGTGCTGTTTCCAGTAAAAATCGGCAGCCATCTACTTCATGACCGCCTTTCCCTGCCCGTTGCCGATAGGTGTGGCATTACAGCCACCGGACGTGTTCGCATCGGACAGGCCGGAGACGGTGACCTTCACCTGGAAGGGCTGGCCGTTGACGGCCGCCGCCGACGTCGCTGCGTTGCTTGTGGGACTGCGGCTAGCGCCGGTCACAATCGCCGAAGCGAACGTGGGTCCCGCGACAATGTCAGGGTCGGGTCGGGGGCCTGATGCGGTGCCCGTCAGGTCCAGCGTTCCGGCTGCTGTGACGGTGAACGTCAACCTGGCGCTGGCAGCTCCGGTCAGGGTGATGTCACCGGCTGCTGTGCCAGGACTCACCAGGCCGCTGGACGTTGTTCCTGTCAGCGTCAAAGCGCCGGCTGCCAGCCGGGTGTAGGCCAGGGCGGCGCCGGTCGTACCGGTCAGGGTGATCGTGCCGGTGGCGCTGCGCGCATATCTGACAGCCGCCGACACGGTGCCGGTGAAACTGACGGTGCCTGCGGCTGTCGCTGCCAGTTTCAGTCCGGCGGAAGCGCTGCCCGTTAAGGTGACGGCACCCGACGTGGTTGCCGGAAGTCTCAGTGCCGCAGTTGCCGTGCCGGTAAGACTGACCGTGCCGGACACGGTCTGCGGGAACGTCAGCCCGGAAGTTGCCGTGCCGGTGAGGCTGAGACTGCCCGTTGCGGTGCCAGCAGTCCCCGCAACGGGAATGTCCAGGACCGCATCATCCACATAGTGGATTTCGTTTACTGCCGCCGAGTTGATGTAAAACTCGAGAACGCAGCTCGTCGCCCCGGCCGGGGCGGTCGATGTGCAGGTGAACTGCTGGTAGGTCGTCGAATCGTTGAGGAACGATCCGCCGTCGGTAGAGATGTAGCCCGATGCCCCATACCAGGAGATGCCAGCTTGGCTGCCGCGGGCTGTCGCTGCGGTACGTGCCCAAATGGAGGCTGTGACACTGTCACCCGGATTGCAGGCGAAACCGTCCGACGAAATGTGCAACTGCCCGGAGCTGGACGTTTTCTTCAAACTGGCAGCGCCTGTGCCGCTGTGAACCGGCGTCGTGACCCTGCTTAGCGTGCCACCGACCAGCGTCCAACCGGTGGTGTTCGACTCGAAGCCGGGGTTAGGCAGCGCGTTCGCCATCGGCCTGCCCTTTTACGACGCGCTGTAGCTGATCGCTCCCGCTGCGAACGTGACAGTGCCCTGCGATGCGCCGGTGGTAATCGAAGCGGTCAACGCAGCACCGATGTAGTAGGTACCGGCAGTTGACGCCGACCATTCACCAACATGCGACGTTGTAGTCGATGCGGGCTGGTTGAACGACAACGCGCTCGCATTCGTCATTGACCCGCTCGACGGGCTGTTCCACGTTGTCGCCTGCCGGGCATAGGCCGGGCTGCCGCCCGTCTGCTCGTTTGCCCCGGTCGTTCCCGGCGACGACGTGTGCAGCGACGTGTAGCCCATCACCGACGACAAGCCGGAAAGGGCCGCGTTCTCCCCAGCAGCTGATGCGAGCGCCATCCGGTCAGCCTTTCCGCTTCAGCGGACCGCAATGGTCGGTGCAGTCATGGGTGAATTCGTCCGGGCCCACACCTGGCTGTTCAAGCTTTACACCGATCAGATGCGACAGGTGGCCTGCATGCTCATCGGAGGCAACTTCGATGACGGGGGCTGTGACGTCGTAGATGGTGCCGTCCGGGACAGTGATGGGGCCGGTCACGTCGACGCCTGTGACGAGAAAGTGCGGATTGTCGGAGTCGGAAACGATTTCGAAGTGGACGGAGCCGTCCTCGTTGACACCGACCGGCCGGTACGTCAAAGCCATCGACTAGCCTCCCGGCACACGTTGAACAGGAACAACACGACGGACAGGAGCAGGCCTACGGCCACACTGCTCGCAGATCACGTCAGGGACGACCAGCAGCCCTTGGCCTTGCGCACCAGCAGGCGGGTGGAGATGCACCACTGTGGTTTGGCCGTAACGGGCACAGCCGGGGGTGATGCAGCGGAACTCGAGCGACGTGTGAGCGGCCATCGCGGACGGCTTTCACTCGGAAGGATTGCTGTGAGACGATCCGCACCGTGGGCGACGTCGAACGGTTCGAACTGTTCAACGGTGGCGGGAAGCTCCTGCACTCGGAAACCGGGATCTTGGTCCGGTGCAAGCATTGCCGCGACTTCTGCCTGAAGGCTGCCGACCGGCTCGAAGCCAAACGGATTTGGGTAACTCACCGCAAGGGCCTGCGGCATCGGAAACTCGAGGAGGCGTCCGACTATGTCCGCAGCCTTGGTGACCTGATCAGCTAGACCCTGCTGGATCCTCGTACGAGCACCACAGCCAACACGCAGATCACGCCGATGACGGCGCAAACTACGCCGATGACGTGCAGTACACCGGCGAACAGAAGCAGGAGCACAATGCCGACCGCGAGCAGGATCAGCGCACCCGTCAACGTCATGACTGCTCCGCCACGGCATTACGGAGCGCCGCAGCCGCTGCAAGGTCATCCGCTAAGGCCGTCAGATGGGCGGCGATGATGCGGCACGTGTCGATCACGGCGTCTGTGTTCGCCTTGACCGCGATCTCTACTGACCCGGCAGATACCACCATCGAAAGGTGCCTTCCCGTTCAGCTGGCAAGTTCGGCTTCGGTGAGGATTTTCAACCGGCCTGAGATCAACTCGGCACGGTGAAGGTCTAAAGCGTGGTTATAACGATCTTCGCGGAGCGGACCGTGTAGCAGTCGGCGGCATAAAGGGCACCAGAACGAGCCCGGAGGCACGCCGTCAGGCTGCTTCGGCTTCACCGCTCATGCCGCCTTCGCTTCACGGTCCTGACGGGCAGCCCAAGCGAGCAGGTAGGGCTTGAGATCGGCCACGTTGTACCGGGCTGGCTGCGTGCGCGGAATCGGCGCGATGTGATGCTTGCTCACCCAGCAGCGGAGCGTGCCCTGCGGAATGCCGGTGAAGTGGCTGAGCGTGGGCAGATCGATGCCTTCGCCCATGCTCACCGCCTTGGCGATCGCACAGACAGAAGACCCAGTTACCACTAAGAGTGTTGCGTGCAGGTCAGGAAGTCAAGCACTGTCTTACATCTATGTAAGTCGTGTCAGCTTGCGAGCGGCAGTCCGGCCAGCGACACCCAGCCGAGGTCGTCGGTCGCCAATCTCCCGAACCTAGGGCGCCGGGAGTTCATGCGACCGTCCCTGCGCGATTCCCTGGCCCGTTCGGCTTCGGGTTCCAAGCAGCAAATGTCTCGGCATCCTCGCCCGTAGCCGACCCCTGTGCCGTGGACACCTCCACGCTCAATAGCCATCTGTAAAGCGGCGACGCGTCGCTGCGCGCTCAGCAGATCCGATTCCAAACCTTGATTCCTGCCGCGGATCTTTGCTGACCTGTCAGATGAATTGTCGCTGTGAGTCCCCAAGAACAAGTGGTCCGGGTTGACGCACTTCGCGTTATCGCAGGTATGACAGACAAGCAGTCCCGGTGGGATGGCGCGGCCGTTAGCTTCCATCCATGAGACGCGATGGGTGAGCTCGATACGCCCGTTGTAGAAGACCTGGCCGTAGCCATAGGCGTTACGGGTTGAGCCGGTCCAGTTCCAGCAGGTCTCAGTCTTGCGGACCTTGCGCCAGAACCTCTCGGGCCAGCGCCGGTTGACGTGCTCTACGGTGTCCATGTCGACCTCTCACCAGGTTGACCACGCCCCGGCGAGGACTGCCATCCTCGCCGGGGTCTTTCACACGTGTAATTCTACGTGTAATTAAGCGCCACAGGCAACACTTTTGCTGGTCACGACGCTACTGCAAGGATCGCGAAGATGCCCTCACGATGCCAGTCGCAGTCGTCATACCGGCAGTACATGCGTTCCTGGTCTTTGCGGATCACCACTTGGCCGGCGCGGCCACAGCCGGGACAGTCGATCAGCGGCTTCTCGACAGGATGCTCCCAATACAGCAGGTCAGCTCCGAGCGTGGCGTAATGCTTGTTGAGCCGTCGGACGATGAGCCGGTGACGGCAGGTGCAGACACTGTTGGCGCCGTAGTAGCAGCGTTCGCATTCGGTGCAGTCGTTGACGGTCGCTTCGAGCAATGCGGGGATACGGCGTAGCGCAGTTATTTGTTCGCCTGAGTTGACGAAGCAGCCGAGGTCGTCGGCAGCGGTCTGATGTGCGTAGTCGAGGCAGGATTGGACGTCGGCCATCAGTTTGAGTAGCAGCGCCGACGGTGGCCGCGAGCCGGGTTTGCGGTAGCCGCCGCCTTCGTTGTTCTGTGTTCCTTTGGATAGGAGCATGGCGTTCGATAGGTTCCATGCCTGGTTCAGCAGGCCGGGTAGTGCGTGGCCGGTGTCTGGGTGTGGGAACTCGTCGAGTAGTTCGCGTACGACCGTCTCGGCGCGGTAAATGTCGTGTTCGGCTGGGTGCCGCTGGTCCTGCTGGTCGGTCATGCGGACACCAGCCGTCGAGCCGTCCAGCGACCCTCTAGCGGGTCAAGCTCCTGCAGCGCATACCGGAAGGTGCCGTTCTCGGCATAGATCACGAGAATGCCTTCACCCGCCTCTGCGGCGCGCTGGCCCAAATGCCGTCCCCACGGTGGCCCTCCGCCAGCCGCTATCGCGTTATAGAACTTGTCACTGATTTCGATCCAGTCGTCAGCCCGCACGACTTTCACAGTTAGCCGTCCGCCGACATCGATGTGCTCCTCAACGATGCACTGGCCAATGTCCGGGTTCATGCTGCGGCCTCCGGTTCCTGCTGGTCGGTCATCGGCGCGCCTTGCCCTTCACGACCATGAAGATGAGCAGTACGAACAGCACGATGCAATCACCGATGCCAACCGCCATCCCGGCGTTCATGCGCCGGCGAACCTTTCGGCGTGCCGCTCGAAAAACGGCGTCACTCGTTCGGAGTCCTCGCGGTATGCGTGACAGCAGGTGCAGTACTCGTAGTCGACACCGCTGCTGCCCTCTTCCCAACGCCACTGGTGGGTCGCTAAGACTTCTTCGTCGCTCATCGGTCCTTGGTTTCTGTCAGCACCCCGGATTCGAGGTCGCGGACGTGGATGATGGCCGCGAACGCGGCGTCGAAGTATGCAGACCTGATGCAGTCCGGGTTGTGTTCCTGGCCGGGTGTGTATGCGGCCCACACCGCGTCCTGCAACGGTTTCGGCACCATCCGCCAGTGACGGGCGCACATGAGCAGGCCGCGCGACACCGGTGTCT